TAAAGTCTGCTTGATTGGTTAAGTATGGGTTATTAATTGGATTAGCCACATCAGGAATAGTTGTCCAATCAGTTGCATATAAAAGCTGGGTAGCTTTAAATTTACATTCGTTTTTTTGTGCTTGCTCAGTAACTGCAGTTAAGTCATATGGAACTTCATTATCATCAGCATCATAAGCAACATCACCACGAGTGTGCGTTACCTGTGGATATAGCTGGTAAATAGCGGGAGTTAAATCAATCATCCTGCAATCTCCATAAGGGTAACTGATGAAGTAGAGCCGTATCTTTGAACATAAACGGTTGCATTTCCTTGTTGACTGGCAAAGGTACAAGCATAAGTTGTTGAAGAAGTAGTGGCTGGAGAATCTAAATAAGTTATACCTACTGTGCCAACATCAGTTGTATTATTTCCTGAGTTTGCATCATTAGCTGCTGCAATATAAGACATAATTTTTAAATTGCCGCCATTTTTTGTTAAATAAGAAGTAACAGAAGTATTGTTAGTCGTATGACAAACGCCATTTAACATAACAGTTATAAGAATTTTGCTTGTAGAAAATTGTGGAGTAATAGATGCCGTTAATCCTGTTGCAATTTGTGTGTTTGTTGCGCTACTTGTTTCTGTAGCATATGTAGCATTAACTACTTGCAAAACTGTTCCAGTCGGCCCCCATGCACCAGAGGCTGCCATCTTAGCGGCAGTAACCGAGTTATTAGCTAAATAAGTTGTTCCTACGCTACCAGTAGTTGCTGGGATAGCATTTAGAACTGAACTTACCAAAAAGCTTTCTACAGTAACCAAATCACCAGATGTAGCGCCCGTAGCAAGAACAACAGTAGTTCCGTTAGTAGCAGTATAGTCAGCGCTGCCCAGCAAAACTCCATTACGGTAGACATTGATGAACCCCGCTGTGTAAGAAGGTAGTGTAAATGTAGTTTGTCCTGCAGTTGCAGTGAACTCGGTTACTGTGCGATATGCTGTGGTTGTTACTCCAGATGCAGGGATACCAAGGTATCGGCATGAAATATTGCCAGTACCAGTAGGGGGCGCAGCTGAGAATGTAAGAGTTAGCCCACTAACAGAATATGTGCTTGGGTTTTGAAGTACACCAGAAACTGCCACCAAAACAGCAGCTGTATTAGCTGGCGCTACGCTCATTGTAAAGGCAGTAGTAGAACCGTTACCTGAAAATGTATCAGTTACAAATGCTACTTGGGTTGGGGCTTGACCGATATATGGCATTATTTATCCTTAGAAGAAGGCTACAATAATAATTACACCAGAGCCTCCGGCAGCGCCAGCAAATCCATTAGTACCCGCAGTTCCAGCAGTGCCGCCACTTCCTACCGCATAAGAATAAGAAGTAGTTAGTGTTGTTATATATGCTTCAATGTATCCACCAGCAGCACCACCTGAACCAGCATATTGATTGGTAGCATTAGGATTCCATGCACCGCCACCGCCTCCAGCGCCTGTATTTGCTTGTCCTGCACTTGGGTTTCCGTTACCAAAAGCACCGCTACCACCGCCACCAAAAGGACTAGATGCGCCAATACCAGACTGAACATAAATACCATTAGCTCCAGAACCAGTAGCCCATAAACCACCAACTGATCCTGCTTGACCTTGAAATCCTTGACCAGCAGCACCTAAATTAATGACAGTTGTACCACCAGCACCTGAATAAATACCAGCTCCACCACCACCATTTGCTGTTAATAAAGAACCAAAAGTAGTATTTCCCCCGCTTCCTCCAGTACCAGCAGTTCCGTTATTACCAGAGCCACCGCCACCACCGCCGCCGCCAATCATTTTGATATATAGATAACGACAATTAGTTGGCACTGTATAAGTTCCAGAACCAGATGTATAAGAAGTTATTTGTGGGACACTACCCGTTATAATTGGGCTTATTAAAGTTGGTGTATTAATTGTAGAACCGGGACTAACAGTCACAGTATTAGTTTGTAAGCTTGTATATTCAACCCAAATATTATTTGACCCGCTTGCAGGGGCAGACGTAAAAGTTAATGTTGTACCAGATACGCTAAATGCAGTAGATGGGTTTTGAATTACGTTAGCTACAACAACAATAATTTGCGCTGCACTTACAACTGGTACAGGTAAAGTAAAAGCAGTAGTTGAGCCGTTACCAGAAAAATAAGCTATCTGTGGCGCATACTGCTGAACCGTTAAGTTGTTGCCTAAATAAGCCATGTTATGCCGCCAATAAGACTGAAGCTACACAATCGCCAGAAGTTGCTGCACTGTTTACTACTTTTAATGCATCAGATGCGATTAAAACAACTCTGTTGCCTTGAATAACTTCCAAAGAACCGCCGACAGGTACAGTTGCCTGATACACCAAATAATAGTCGGTACCAGAACGAGTAAAGTAAACGCTCGTAGTAATTGGTGAAGTTGTTGTATTTGAAACAATTAAACTTGCAATAGCCGCAGTGGTTGCACTAGCTACAGTAGTTAATGTAGAAGCTGAAGTGCCAACGTTTTTGGCTACATAAGAGGTATTAGTATAAGTTGCCATATTAGCCCATCATAAAAGATAAAAAGTAAGCTTGGTCTGGTGTAGCTGCTGTATTTGCTGCGGATGTCCAAGTTGTACCATTTGAAGTAAGTATATTGCCAGATGTTCCAGGAGCTACAACTTGCAGAGCAGATGCGCCGTTCCCTAATAAAACATTATTAGCTGTTAAAGTAGTTGATCCTGTACCGCCAGCTGCCACAGGTAAAGTACCCGCAGCTAAAGCAGATGAGGATGTAGAGTAAAGAGCGTTATTAGCTCCAGCAAATGTAGTTAGTCCTGTGCCACCATAAGCAGCGCCAACCGCATTTCCTTGATATGTAGTATTGATAATTACTGCTGTACCAAAGTCTGCAGTGGTTGTACTAAAGTCATATGATGCTGGCAATAAAGCGTATTTACCCCAAGATCCAGCGGAAGTAGCATTACTTTCCACAAAGAAATAACCATAACCACCAGACGGAACTGTATCAATAACAGTAGAAGCGTTATCAATAATTGTCAATATGCCAGATGAATCGTTATCAAAAACAAACGCTTGACCCAATGCCATAGTAGTTGCATCGGGAAGCTTGTATGTCTGAGTAGTAGATCCACCAAGCCTTTGATAATAAGATGAAGCTGTAGTTAATACAGTTGTACCACCAGCTGCTGTAGTCGCTGTATACCCATTTAAAAAGTTATTAGCTGATACGTTTACGTTTGCATCACGTAATACAACAGAGTTAGCTCCAGAAGAAGCGGTTACGCCTGTACCGCCATATGCTACGCCTACTGTAGTTCCTTGCCAAGTACCGGAAGATACTGTTCCTAGTGCGCTGACATTACCAGATGCATCTAAGTTTACTGATTTTTCAGATGGATAAGTAACAAAAACAGCTTTGGTACCAGCACTAAAATTAACCAAACTACCACTATTAGAAGAAGCAAGAACAGTAGTACGAGCAAGAGTAGGCCCGGTAGTTGAGTACGTTCCAACACCAACCTCCCAATTTGAACCGCCTTGGTCTGCGATGGTATAAAAGGTTGTATTACCGTTTCCAATGACGGCAAAAGTCTGATACCCAGTAACCGCTCCAAGAAGCGTAACAGAACCCGTACCAGTTGAGGTCGTGGTTTCTTGGACACGATCAGCAATAACCAGAGCCATTTAAGACTCCTTAGCTAGTAGCAGTAGTGCTGTATGTAACGCTTACAGTATCGCCAGCCGTCGTAACTTTTGCAGTGGAAAAGTTACCTTCAGAATACAAAGTTCCTGCAGTGCTTGACTGTGTAGATACGGCACCAGAACCTGTTACTAAGAAGCAACCATATACAGTACCGCCAGCACCAGTAATAGTGTATGTAATTGCTGTAGCTGCTGAAGTAGTTACGTTGTTTGGTGTAGAGCCTGTAGATGATGCAGCACCAAATACTGCTGTTCCACGAACTGCTGAACCGCCAACTGTATAGTTAACAAATTCTTTGCCGCCACCAACTAATGTAGTCATAGTATCTGTAGCAGCTGGAGACAATGTTGCATTTGTAAGACCTAAAAACGGTCCGACAGTAGTATATGTACCAGATGTACGCAAGAAACTATTAAGCATTAACTCTTTCCCGCCTTGTACAACTAAGTTAGGAAATTCTTCTTCCCACTTTAAATTGCCTTGTGCATCACGGCACTCGACATGATAGTGACCATCAACGCCCATACCTTCAGGAATGTTTGCATTGGTTTGTAATGTAGCTATTGCGTTGTCACCGCAGCTTGCTATTTCTTTTTGCATAATTAATCTCCAGAACTAATAATATTAGCACTTGTGTAACTGCTAATCGATAAAATAGCAGACGTACTAGTCGCTGCCGGGAACTGCACAGTAAAACTATTACTACAAGTCTTATCTGATCCAAAATTTAATACAAAACATGCCGCTTTTGTACTGTAATTGTATACCAATGCTCCCCTAGCAGTAAAAACTGCAGGATTCCAAACCACATTGGCAAAGGAAACATAAGCCGTATCATACTGATTATCTATTGTAGGCGTAACAGTAATTGTCAACGGTTTACCCCCTGCCGTATAACCTGTACCAGTTACCTCATTTTGTGTAGTATAGGCCGTTGTCGTGTTATCTAGGTTGGCATTAGCATTATATAAAGCAATGTAATACGTACCAGTAGTAAAGTTTTCTACGCCATTAAGCAGGTTTTGCATAAAGGTTGTAGTAGCACCTTGAACAATAGACATTATACGCCCATCCCACTAACATTAAGTTTAGTTTGGCCATCTCTGTAGAAATCACCACGATCAAGGCCATCACCAAGGCGTTTAAGCTGTGTAAGTGCTTCTTGGTATTTATTTTCATAATAGCTAATTAAGTCTTGTTCGCCCTTCATAAACAGCATGGCTTCACGCATAGCACCATAAAACAAGACTGGGTCATAATTATCGCCTAGCCAGCTTGTGCCTTTAGCATTAGATACAGAAGCTACCGGGATTGAAAAACCGCTACCAGTAGAACCCAAAGAAGAACAAGAAAGAATGTCACCAACAACGTAAAAATTACCACCAAACTTAAGACTACAGGAGACAACAGAACCCCCAGAGATAACGATATCGGCAGTTGCATTAGCACCAGAACCTCCTGTTAAAGCTACGTTTTGGTATACACCATTGGTATATAGTGAGCCAGCAGTAATAGAGCCTAAAGTAGCTATCTGCCCTTGCACAATAGTTGGTGGGTAATAAAAATAGTGCATTTCTACTGTGTAGTTTTGGTCGGGAGTTGGGGCAACCATCAATGTCATTTCATTAACATTAGATAGCTGGGAACCAAATAAAGCGTAGTGTGTTGGTAAACCGCCAGGAGTGCCTTGGTATGTAGGGCTTGTATAAGCTACAGTTGGGTAAGCTTCACGCAAAAAGTTAACGTCTTTATTTAAAAGATATTGATACCTATTGGGAGTTACTGTGTTATCTATTACCGCCAAAGAATAATTAGCAAGCCAATCATCAGGTAAAGAAATATATTGATTACCGGCAGTTACTGTACCAGTAACATTTTTACGTAAAGACGGCAAATTTACGGTGTTATATATACGGTCTTCAGCTTCCTGTATAAATACAGGTATGCTTGCCACAAACAACTGTTCAGTGTTTTCAGCGTATGCTTGAATATTGTTATATAACTGTTCGTAATTCATTATTCAGCTTTTGGTTCTTCTTTAAGAAGTTGAGCTTCGGTTTGGGCCCGAACTTTCATCAATAAAGCAAAAGCACCGGTTTTAGTAGGGAGTTCTCCCAAACCAGCCATAATGCCTTCTACTTCATTTAATGTAATTTCAAGCTTAATTACTTGTTGCATATCCATTTATTAACCCTGTTTTCCACTGATTTTGCGACCTTTAGTTGCAGCACCATAACCACGCATTTCTTTAACGCCATATGGATTATCTTGTTTGTAGCCTTTGGTATTATTGCCTAAGCTAATTTTTAGATCATCTAAATTGTTGCCTTGGCTATGAACTTCGCCTTGTGGGTATGGGTTAGGCATTGGCTGCTTATAGACACCAATATCATTACCGCCACCAGCTGGATATACAAAACCTGTATAAGCACTAGCATCTTTATTCTCCTTAGCGTGGCCTAATGGATAGTCGCCTGCTGGTGTTGGTTTAACTGATTTATTTGTAGCCATGATTACTCCTGATTTTTAGCACGAGCTAAGTTACGGCCCATTTTACGCATTTGTTCGCCGGTTACAGTGCGAGCACCTTTTGAACCTTTACCACCTTCAATGCCTACGGTTGGACCGGAGTCACCTAAGTTTCTGCCTTTTGTGCGACCAGACTTGGTTACGCCATCGGCTGCTGATTTATATCCCATAATAAACTCCTAAGTTGTTGAT